TGCCCGCCTCACGTCTCGGCCTTGGTGGAGCCCGCACCTACGAGAACCAGCGTGTCGAGCTCGCCGCCTACTTCAAGAACACCGTGCTGGCCCGCCTCCAGCTCATCGCCTCCGCTTTGAGCGTTGCCACCCGTCAGATGGGCTACGAGGTTTACTTCGTCCCCACCGACGTGCCCGAGCTTGCCGAGGACACCGCCTACAAGCTGAACCGTGCCGTGCAGCTCTGGGACGCCGGTCTCGTCACCTTGGACGAAGCTCGTGAGACCGTTGGCCTCCCTCCGGTTGGTGGCGAGAAGGGTGCTGCGTTCGTCTCTAGCCAAGCGCCGATCATCACCCCACCTCCTACCGAGACCGGAGCGACCGTTGGCCGCTCGACCGAGGTGCGTGATTCGTCCCCTTTAGCTCCGGCGGCTGAGAAGCCGCAGCTGGCCAAGGACCTCGACAAGCACAACGAGGAGCAGATCTCCGTCCTCGGAGCCTTCGCTCAGCGTCACCACGAGCGCATCTACAAGCGCATCGCCGGCGCCGTGAAGCGTCACAGCGATAGCGGTGCCGACAGCACGCTCACCCTCGCCTCCGTCTTCGACGTCTCTCACTGGGACAAGGAGCTGCGACAGGACCTCGCACCTCTGCTGGCTGCCGTCGCCGCCGGCACCCTCGTCACCGTGGCGCGCGGGCTGACCAAGCCAGAGGTGACCAAGACCCGTGTCGACCAGCAGGTCGCAGACCACCTCGAGCTCCTCATGAAGGGCGACGCTCAGCGTGCGGGCTGGAACGCCGGCATCGCTCGAGACCTTGCGCCGGCATTCGCTCTCGAAGGCCCAGGCACGACGACGCCTGCTGACCAGCGCCTCCGCAAGGTGGCCGACGTGCTCGGCGTGTCGACGGACGACAACGGCGACGTAATCGATGGCCAGCCCTCGGGCGGACGGGCCGACACGATGAGCTGGCGAGCCGTTCTTGGCTTGGCTGCGGCTGCTGCGCTGGCTGGCTATGCCACTGCCGGCGTCACGAAGCAGCAGTGGGTCACGATGCACGACGCCAAGGTGCGTGACACGCACGCCGAGGCCGATGGCCAGGTCCAGCCGGTTGGTCAGGCCTTCTCAGTTGGCGGGAGCGATCTGCTCTACCCCGGTGACCCGAACGGCCCAATCGAAGAGACCGCTAACTGCCGCTGCGTGCTGGTGCCCGCCTAGCTACTCCTCGAAGGAGATCCCGGCTTGCCGGTCGAGACGGAGACGGTTGGCACGAGACAGCAACCTCGAAGCCAGGATGTCCTCCACGGCTTCCACGACGTAGTTGGTCCTAGAGACGACTTTCTGGCGAAGAACTTCACGGTGAATCATGAACACGACAAACTCCCGGACGTTCGGAGCCTTGAGATCAACTGACTGACGTGCAAGGCTCTCGATCAAGCGCATGAAGTTGTCGACGCTGCTGGCATAGATGCGGGCCCATTCCTCATCTGCCCCGTCGCTCCCGTTGAAGACGAGCCCCATCTCACCAACCCACCACAGAGTTCGCTTGGCATTCTCGAACTGAAGAGGCGTCAGCGCCTTCTGCATCATGTGGATGAGAGTCATCCATTCTTTCTGAACGTCCATCGTCGTTTCCTCTATCCGTAGGGCATCGGACGCCCTACGACCACGACAGTCCCCAGGCTTGTCACCACACCACACGCCACACGCCACCAATCAGCGGGCGCCGGTGTAGAGATCGAACGGGTCGATGGCCCGCAACCGCTGGGATAGCGCTGCCAGCCGCTGGGGTGCGGTGGCGACACGCTCTGCCTTGTGGGCGTCGCTGGCGAGGATTGCCTCGATGATCAAGCGCTCTTCGTGCGTGATGGTCCGCATCAGTTGCCCACCTGCTGCTCAAAACTGCCCAGTGCGCCGTTGATCACCTCGGCAGCACGCTTGGCCTCTTCGACCGTGGCGAAGTTCCCCAACGGGCACCAAGAAGAATGCTTGTCAGAAATGACCAAGCTGACGACATCCCTGTATTTCACGATGACGAAGCGATCAGGGACCCAACAGGACCCGTTCGTGTCGATGCTGAGCCACTCGAGGGCCTCTGGAGCGCCACTGGTGTGGTCCACCATGACCTCGATCATCTCGAAGTAGCGATTGGCGGCCTGTGCCGAGATCTCCGAAGCGGTCGGGTTCTTGAGGCAGTCGATCTGACCGGAGAAGTGTCTCTCTCGACCATAGGTCTCGATCAGCTTTAGCAGCGCGTCTCGGGTGGTGGGTTGAGCAGGGGCAGCCATAGGTCTCCTCTTCATAGCGTCCACCTCCTTGGTGGACTACTAAAGACCGTCCCGAGTAACTCCGTGAATGCAAGGGGAAATCTGGGGTCAAGCCCCTGTGCTGGCGTTCTTGACTAGCTGGTCTTCGACGAAGTCTGCCAACAGGACGAGAAACACGGCGATGGCGCGCGTCTCAGCCGGCGAGAGGGCTGCGCTGCGTGCCGTGCCGCTCTTGCTCTTGGTCCAGTGCTTGGTCAGCTCCACAACGACGCCACCGCCGTCGTCTGACAGCTCGGCATCGATGAGGAACTCGGGGATCTGCTCCATGGGGTCCTCCTCTGCAACAGGCGACTTGCCTGCACTACCTACGGTGCAGAGCGATCTTCCGATTGCAACACCAGTCCACGAACAGAGCAGATGACCGACTGCTGACCGGTCAGTGACCGGTCACTGACCACACCAGAAGAACAGAAGAACAGAAGAAGAAGATCTTGCCGCAAGCGGCATCGTCAGCAAGCCGTCCAAGCGTGGAGTTCTCGTTCTTGCCCCCAGCCGACGTGTGGTCGATTAACCGGGAGCGGAGCATGCACTGGGCCCAACGCTCTCGACTGGTTAAAGCGTGGCGGCAATGCAGTCACGTCGAGTGCTCTGCGGCGAAGCTGGGCGCTCTCCCGCCGTCGGTCGTCACCGTCACGCTGCCATTCGCCAGGAACGCGCGTCGAGACCCCATGAACTACCTACCCGTGGTCAAGGCCATCGTGGACGGACTGGTGGACGCCGGATGTTGGCCAGATGACACTGCCGAGTTCGTCGAGATACGTCAGCCAGTGCTCGTGGTTGGTGGCGACGGATTAGTGCGGATCGCGGTTAGCCCCTTGCACCATTGAGACAAGCGCGGACGGTATCCGTGCATGTCCAAGACCAAGAACCTTTACAAGGGCGACTGCCTCACCGAGCTCAAAAAGCTCCCCGACTGTTCCATTGACTCAATCGTCACGGACCCGCCATACGAACTTGGCATGATGGGAAAATCTTGGGATAGCACCGGGATTGCATACAGCGTCGAGATGTGGCGCGAGTGCCTACGGGTACTAAAGCCCGGCGGCCACCTGCTCGCGTTCTCCGGCTCTCGCACCTATCACCGCATGGTCGTAGCCATCGAGGACGCAGGCTTTGAGATCCGCGACCAGATTATGTGGCTGTATGGCTCGGGCTTTCCAAAGTCGCTGGACGTGAGCAAGGCCATAGACAAGAGCATGGGCGAGAACCGGCAGCGTCAACTTCGCTTCACCGATTGGATGCGCTCCACCGGCATTACAGCCAAACAAATAGATGAAGCCACCGGCACGAACATGGGAGGTCATTACCTTTCAAGCGCCAGCCAACCAGCCATCGCCACCGCCGACCTGTTTGACTTATTGCGCCCCCTGCTCCCCGAAGTTCCCGAGGAAATCGAACGCCTTGTAGCGGAGCGCACCGGCATCGAATGGACTGCTTACAAGAACCGTGAAGTGGTGGGTGAGCGTAAGACTGGCGTGGGAACGGGCAAAGGAACAACAGCCATCATGGGAGATGGCAATCGAGACATCACCACACCAGCCACTCCCGAGGCTCAACAATGGCAAGGCTGGGGAACGGCTCTAAAGCCCGCCCACGAGCCCATCTGCGTCGCTCGCAAACCCCTGACCGGAACCGTGGCCTCGAACGTGCTGGAGTGGGGAACGGGTGCGCTGAACATCGACGGGTCACGGGTGAGGAGCGAGGGTGGCACTTATAAAGCCAGCAAACCAGAGGGAACGTCAAATGGCATCTACGGCGAGGTCATAAGAGGAACGGTGGACATATGGCAACTGAACGCCGGTCGCTGGCCTGCCAACGTCATCCACGACGGAAGCGATGAGGTGCTGGCAGGGTTTCCAAAAATGGGTGATGACGGCTCCGCCGCTCGCTTCTTCTACTGCGCTAAGGCCAGCAAGTCCGAGCGCAACGCAGGACTGGACAAGCAGAACTTCCACCCCACCGTCAAACCAACCGCCCTTATGCGCTACCTGGTCAAGCTGGTGACGCCGCCAAATGGAGTTGTGCTCGACCCCTTCTTGGGTTCTGGCTCAACCGCCGTCGCCGCGATCCTCGAAGGCTTTGACTGGCGCGGTTGCGAAATGACCGAAGAGTATTGGCCCATCATCGAAGCACGCGTGAAGTGGGCCAAGAAGGAAGCCGCCAAGCCCACCCAGGGCGAGCTGCCTATTTGAGTTTCTTTTGGCGAATGCGTTCGGCGTGGGCTGGCAATCCGGCCACGCCGTACCATCGACCAGCTTTCGAGCTGTTGCAAGTGCGACAAATCGGGCGCAGGTTCGACGGCCACAATGCTCCGCCCGCGACGATCGGTTTGACATGATCGACGGCCTCCATCGGGTCTTTGCAAATCCAACACAACCCACCGAAGTAGTCAATCCGGGCCATCAGTTGCGGGCCCGTGCAAGTGCCCTTGGCCATCTTTATTTTGTTGCGGCGACGCGGACCGCCAACGTATTGCGTTAGGTGACTGCCGCAGAACCCAAGACCACGGTGCGGGTCATTGCAGCCGGGCACCGAGCAACCGCGCGTCGGGTCATTCACGCGCACCGTCGGATCGCCGTGGTATCGAAACTGGCCGAAGTGGGGCATGCACATTCCGTGAGCAAAGCTGCGCTCATCGCACCCCGCCACCGAACACCGACGATCTTTTATTGGCGTGGCCCGACCACCTAACGGATCGCCGTAGACGCGCCAGCGCTTGTTATGGGCCTGGCAGTAGCCATTGGCAAACACTTTCTTTTCGCAACCCTCGACTTTGCAAGGCACCACTTTCTCAGGAGTTTTGTGTTGCTTTTCGTGATAGCGGCAATAGCGCCCGAGGCCAGCTTCTTGATCGCAGTCAGTCTCGGCGCATTTGCGAAACTCGTACTTAGGTATTGGCGTGCCGAGCAACGGATCACCGAACCTCTGAAAGCGGTAGTAGTGGTGACGGCAATAGCCTTTACGCACAACTGGCCACAGACAACCCTCGACCGCGCAGCCCTCGCGTTTCTTCTCTAAGAACTCGCCGTGGACTTGCAACTGTCGGTAGTGCTTGTCGCAGCAACCTTTTGTCAATGACTTGCGAGTGCAGCCCGGAGCACGACAAAGTTTCTTCGGTTCTTGCGGTCTGGTGGCTTTGGCAGTGAGCAACGGGTCGCCGTATAGACGCCAACGCTTGTAGTGCTTTTCGCAATAACCCCGAGACTTTTTGAGCAGGTCGCAGCCCTCAACCGAGCACGGTTCTTTGGGCTTTCTTTCAGGACCTGGCACCCCACCAGTTTGCCCCATCGTTGCGACTTTGCATTCGATAAGTGTCACCCCGTGACACTCACAACGCAGCAACCGTCACGGCCATGCCCGCACCTTTCACTCCCCAGACCCCATCGCCCGCCCCGCACAAGCAGGCTGGCGTTGACGCTTTGTTCACCGCTGCTTTCACTGGTGGCGGAGTTTCTCTTGCCTCTTTGTTGGCCGCTGCCCACAGCGCGTTCCCGGCCCAGACCGCGGTAGCTGCTTTGGCCATCACCGCTGCTCTGGCCTTCTTGCGCAAGGAAGCCCCCTACGTCCGTGACGCTGTGAAGCTTTGGAACTCGGTACGCAAAGACGCCGCTGTGCAGAAGGCCGTCGCCAAGCTCGCGAACACCCAGGCATTCAAGGACGCCGTCAAGGCCGAAAAGGAAGCTGAAAAGGCCGTCGAGTCGAACCCGGTTGCCGACAAGCTCGTAGACGCCGCTGCTGCCGAAGTGAAGACCGCGGTCGAAGAAGCCGTCGCTCCCGCCGCTGGTCCGCAGGTTCTCTAATGGCTTGCGACTGCACTCTGTGCCGCCCGTTTCGCACCGCACCGACGTCAGTCGTTGAGGCAACCCCCAAGCGCACCCGCAAGTCGGCAGCGCTACCCCTCGTCACGGCTGAAGCCGTAGTCGAGACCCGATCCAACGAGGAGTAAATGATGGACAAGTTGAACCTGGGCAAGGTGCAGAACCGCAGCCTGACCATCCGCCAGGGCCTCCAGAGCCGTGGCGTCGAGACCGATGCCGAGGGTCGCAAGATCTACACCGCCCTGGCCTACGGCTACGACGACGGCACCGAGGACACCGTGGACAGCTACGGCACCACGATGGCTCGAGGCGCAATGGCCCACGTCACGCCCGAGGATTTCCGCATCCTCCAATACCACCAGCAGAGCTCCGACCCGGTGGGCAAGCCCGTCAGCGTCGAGGACACCCCCGAGGGTTTACTGGTGCGCTTTGTCTTCGCTGACACCGAGCGTGCCCGTGAGCTTCAGGGTCTCGTGGACGGTGGCTTCGTGCGTGGCGTCTCTGTGGGCTTCATTCCCCGTGATGGCTACAAGCGCAAGGACGGAACCATCGTCTTCACCAAGGTGGACCTCCACGAGCTCTCGCTGGTCAATGCCCCGAGCTCCAAGAAGGCGCTGATCGATCTCACCCGTGAGCTCGGCGCTGACGAGGACGAGATGGCCGAGCTCTACGCCGATGTGATCCGCCCGGCCACCCCGGTCGAAGAGGCCCGCGACGCCATCACTTCGATCATCACCCGCGCCAACGAGGGGAGCAGCACCGCTGCGCTCTCGCTCGTGCTCCAGCTGTTGACCATCATCGACACCGCAGCCGACGTGGCGCAGGACGTTGCTTCGGACGCTCTCGGAGTGGAGAACCCCGACGATGCCCAGGATGCGGCCCTCGAAGCGGGAGACGTCGACGGCAATGAGGGGTCTTCAGAAGATCTTGGCCAGTCGATGGAAATGGCAGCAACCGTTCCCGCTATCGAGACGGCCGTCCCGGCCCGATCGGTCCGGCGTCGACCCCGTCGCCGGTAGCCGCAAGAACCGGCTTCCTTGTGAGGTGGCCGGCGGTTGTGACCAAGCGGCGACAACAACCGTCAACCCCCTACCTACAGGAGAAATCCCATGAACCGTGAGCACCTGCTCGCAGAGCTCAACAAGGTGGCCGCCCGTGCCGCCGAGCTGCGCACCGCTGAGACCCTCGACGTCGCCGCCCTCGACGCTGTCGAGTCAGTCCGCGCGTCGCTCCTCAACGAGCTTGCCTCCCTCGACGCCGCTACCCCGGCCGTCGCCATCACCCCCGCCGCCGCCCCGGTGACCCGTTCGACCGTTGCCCGCCGGGCCATCGAGTCGGGCGTCTTCGCTCGTGCGCTCAACGGCGAAAAGGTCGAAGCCACCATCGACATCTCCGATGTCCGTGACGCTCTCGACATCTTCACTGACCCGAACGGTGCCTCTGGCTCGAGCCCGATCGTTGCCCCTGACTTCGTCAACGGCATCGCCCTCAAGCCTGTTGCTCCGCTGACCCTGCTCAACTACATCCCGCAGTCGAGCACCTCGTCGGACACCGTGGTCGTCTTCGTTGAGACCGGCTTCACCGACAACACCGGTGCTGTCGCTCGTCGCTCGGGCACCCCGGCTGACTTCGCCGCCTACACCGAGTCGGGTATCACCTTCACCCGCCTCGTGCAGACCGTGGCCAAGGTCGGAACCGTCTTCCGCACCGACAGCAGCACCCTGGCCGACCAGGCTCAGCTCACCTCGGTGATCGAGAACCGTCTCGTTTACGGCATCAAGAACAACCTGATCGCCCAAATGGTTGCCGCTTCGGACACCCCCAACGGCATCCCGTCGCTGATCGTGACCGGCTCGGGCCGTGCGCAGTCGCTGACCTACGAGGTCGTCGCTGACCACAACCAGACCCGCGTCAACGCCATCAACGCCGTCCGTCAGGGCATCACCGCTGTGCAGAAGACCTTCACCCCGGCTGCCTACATCCTGGCTTCCGCTTCGTTCATCGAGGCGCTCAGCTTGGCGACCTCGGCAATCGGGACCTACCTCTTCGCCCAGCCGACCACCACGACCCAGCAGCTCTCGCTCTGGGGCCTGCCGGTCGTGTGGTGCCCGCAGCTGCCTTCGGACGGCTCGGAGTTCGGTCCGATCGTTGTCGGTAGTTCGGAGTATGTCTCGCTGGTGAACCGCAACCAGATCAGCATCGCCGCCTCGGAGAACGTCGGTTCGGACTTCCTGTCTGACGCCGTCCGCTTCCGTGCGTCGATCCGTGTGGCTCTCACCAACGTGCGCCCCGAGGCCTTCTGCGTCATCACCGGCGTCGAGGCCTGATCAAGCCCTGACGGCGGGGGGCCGCGCTCCCGCCGTCAGCCCCTCATCGCGGTCGTCTGAGCCCCCGGTCATTCTTCGAGTGACCGGGGGCTTTGGCGTTCGCAGCAAGAGTCAGGCACAGACCCCCCGATCCGTGAGGCGCTTCATGACCCTGATCTCTACTGCCGACTACGAGCTCTTCACGGGCACGACGGCACCTGACAACTTCGAAGAGCTGCACGACTACGTCGTCTCCTCGCTCGAGGACGTCCTCGGTCGTTGGCTGGTCAGCAACACCTACCAAGAGCACATCTTCCCGATCTCCAAGGACGGCGAGATCTACCCGCGCGCCACGCCGATCACCTCTGTGCCCGCGGGCTGGCGCTACGACGACGGCGCCATCTACCTCATCTGGGACATCTACGGCGGCACGAGTCTTCCCGCCACGCCGGCTGGCTTCACCGATTCGGGCATCGACTCGGGCCTCGGGAGCTCGCTCACCCAGGACGGCCTCACCGCCAACTCGATCGACTACTTCCTCGTCCAGGGCATCGACGTCACCTACACCGGTGGCTACACCCCCTACGGCTCCGGTGGCACCTACACCCCGACCAACGAGCTCAACGCCAACCCGCCCTTCCAGCTTTCGAGCGACCTGCCCATCGGCCTCGCCAAGGCCATCGCCTGGGGCATCCACACCAAGGTCTCGAACGCTGAGCTCGCCCTCCCTCGAGGCATCGCATCGCTGAACATCGCCGGTGAGTTCTCGGCCACTCTCGTCGCAGGCACCATCCTCGGGCCCGACGGCTACCCCGTCCCCCGCAAGCTCAAGGCCGCTCAGGACCTCGGCGGACAGTGCCTGACCCTGGCGGCCCCGTTCCGGAGGCTCCGCAAGTGATTGGCGCCAACCAGCCCCTCTACATCTGGAAGTCGGTTCCCGGTCTTCGTGACACCGAAGGCCGCCCTACCCGTGACTTCATGCTGACCACCGCTGTCGTGGGCAACCTCGTCTGCAAGCAAGCTCGAGAGATCGTCGACGGCTCCTGGCAGCAGATCGACAAGTGGTTCGCCTACCTTCCCGCAGACACCGAGGTCTCGCACCAAGACCTCCTCAAGGACGCCGACGGCCAGACCTTCCGCATCGAGACGGTCGTAGCTCGACGTGGCCCTCTGGGAACCGTCCACCACCTCAGCTGCCAGCTGGTCCGAGCAGGTGCCTAATGGCCGCCTACCTGACCGACGTCGTCGTGAATGAGGCGCAGCTGAAGGTGACCATAAACCAACCAGCCGTGGTCTCGGCCATGTCGCAAGCCGCTGCTGTCATCACCGCCGCCGCTGCGACCTACTCGGGCTACTTCACCGGAGACCTTCAGCACTCAATGCAGCACGCCCCCCACATCGAGCCCGACGGCATCACGGCTGTGGACCTCGGATCGGGGACCGAAGACGGCGACACCCTCTGGTATGCCGCACCGCACTGGTTTGGCGTGAAGGACCCCGACGGCCTCGTGAAGGACCGCTACTACCCCGAGTGGCACACGCACCCGGGAGTCGTCAACGCCCCGGCGCACCCCTACGAGCAGGCGCTCAAGGAGCTCCACATCGCTTACACGGTCAACACCAGCCGCCTCGAAGACAAGGTCGAACCATGATCGCCATCCCTCAGCTCATCGTCGCCTGGCTCAACTCCGACAGCGCCATCCAGGCTGCCGTGTCCGGGCGCATTTCGACGATCCTCGACCCCGCCGATGGTCTGCCGGCCATCGTGATCGGCCCCGTCTCTGGTGGTCCCGTCGCCATGCCCCAGGCAAGCCTCGACCTCGTGGAGAAGTGGATGGTGCCCATCTATTGCATCGCCGGTCGCCGTTCGAACGGTCTCGATGACCTTCCCGACAACGAGACGGCCTGGGAAGTCGCAGCGTTGGTGGCCGACGCCATGGCCAAGCTCGACCTCGAGCGCTTCACCACCGAGAAGGCCGAACTGGTCTCAGCAACCGTCGCATCTGCAACAACGAGCATCGATCCCAACGCGGGCTTCGGTCGAGTGCTTGTCACGGCCTCGGTTTCTGCCTGGCGCCGGTCGTAGCCAGCAACTGTCAACACCAACACCGATCAAGGAGCTTTCCTGTGAGCACTTCTGCCGACAACCTGATCCAGGGCCCCGGCCACATCTTCGTCGCCCCCTACGGCACTGCCCTCCCGGCCGCCGCTGACATCTCCGGCCTTCTCGCCGGCACCGTCAGCGGTTGGACCTCGGTTGGCGAGACCACCGCAGGCGTGGACCTCGTGGACACCCCCACCTGGGTCAAGGCCACCAGCCAGCAGCAGGCTCGCACCATCGACGCCGCCATCTCGGCCATCTCGACCACCATCAAGACGACCCTCCGTGAGGTCGACGTGACTCGCCTCGAGGACCTCGTGCGTGGCACCGCCGACGCCTCGGCTTCGACCTTCACCACCGTCACCCCCTCGGGCATCGGCCCGGCTCCGAAGTTCAGCCTCGCCATGGTTGGCGCTTGGCCTGCTGGCGAGAAGCTCCTCTTGGTTGCCGAGCGCGTTATCTACAACGCCGCCCAGACCCTCAGCTTCGCCACTGACAAATATTCCGAGGTTGCCGTCGAGTTCGAGATCCTCACTCCCTCGGCTGCCGGCCCGGTCGGTGGCTACGAGATCTTCGTGACCAAGCCCAGCGCCTAACCCCACCAAGTCCACGCGGAGGACAGATGAAGAGCTTCAACACCAACGAGGTCCCCACCCAGCTCACCGAGCGGGTCGAGATCGGCTGGGAGCACGAGATCGTCAACGACGAGACCGGCACCCGCCTCGTATATCGACTTGATGACGCAGGCAACCGGGTCCCCAGGATCTACGACATCCCGACAGCGCTGAGCGCCAACGAGCTCGTCAAGATCTATCGGAGCCTCACCGCTGGCCAGCTCGACAACATTGCCAAGCGCCTCACCACTGGCGACGTGACTGCCGTCGTGGAGCTCGCAGGCCTGGTCTTCGGTGCAGACGTTGTCCTCGGCATCGCTCAAGACCCCACCGTCTCAACCGAGGGCTTCATGGCGTTCTGCAACCAGGCGCTTCGCTCGCTCGGCTTCCAAGAGGCACGCCCCGAAGAGGAGCCGGCGGACGATAGCCCTTTTATGCCGGATGGTGTCTCTGGTTCGCCCTCAGAGTCGTAGCCATCTACGTGAGCTGGCCAGCGCTAGCTCGGGCTGATCTCCGTCGTGAATATGGCGTGAGCAAGGCAGAGGCGCTCTCGATGAACGCCGTCGAGCTTGTCGAGCTTGTCGCCGGCTTGAGCGACGAGGCCAAGGTCCGAGCCTTCTGGCACTCAGCAACTGTCGAACAGGAGATGAGCCGACAGAAGTCCCGCGAGGAGCTTCTCAGCGGCCTGCGCCGCCACCGGGGCCGCGTGACGATCGTAGAGGAGTAGCAACGTGTCAGAGAGCCTCATGAGCGCGGTCCTCAAGATCCGCCCCGAGCTCGACACCGCCGCCCTCGACAAGATCGTTGCAGAGCAGGGTCGGGTCGCCGGCACCTCCTTCGGTGCGGAGTTCGAAGCCGGGACCGTTCCTGGCATAGACGCCACCGCAACGGCCATGACCGAGAAGATGACCGCGGCCTCCACCGAGGCAGCGAAGGCATCAAGTGCCGCTGCTACTGCTGGCGCCGCCAAGGTGCAGGCCACCACGGCAGCCTCGACGGAGAAGGTCATCGCATCCAACGATGCCGCTCTCGCATCGGTCGGCAAGGCACACGGCGCGCTCTCCAGCCTCATGGGCCTCGGCTCTGGCTTCGTCGCTTACTCGGGCGTCAAGTCAGCCATGGCCATGCAGCAGTTCATGGGCGCTTCAAACCTCATCTTCGGCAAGGCCAGCGAGGATGTGAAGAAGTTCGCTGAGGACCAGGCGACGAGCATCGGCATCGCCCCTGCCGAGGCCCTTCAGCAGCTCAACCAGCTCGGCCAAGTCTCGAAGACCATCTTGGGTGCCAACAACGCGCAGGCCGCTCAGATCTCGCAGTCCCTCCTCAAGCGCTCGCAGGACATCGCCATCGCTACTGGCGGGGACCAGCAGGAGATCCTGAACACGATGACCACGGCTCTCGCCGGTGGACCCTCGCGCGCTCTCAAGCGCTACGGCGTCTCGATCAACGAGGCCGCCTTGCAGCAAGAGGCCCTTCGCCTCGGTCTGATCCATGTCACCGGCGACGCAACGAAGGCGAACCTCATCTGGGACAAGCACGTCGCACTCCAGGAGCGCCTCGGCGCTGCCCAGAAGAAGTATGGCGTCGACTCGATCCAGGCCAAGACGATCCAAGACCAGCTGACCAAGAACGAAGCCGACTACCAGGCTGCGCTCGCAGGCAAGATCCCGAAGCTCACGCAGGCCCAGCGCTCGCAAGCCGCCTACGCCCTCATCCTCCGCCAGACCAACACCTACAACGACTACTTCTCGAAGCACGCCGGCGACCCTGCCGAGAAGCTGGCTAAGACCCGGGCGGAGTTCGCCAAGTTCGAGGAACAGCTCGGCAACCAGCTCCTACCAATCCTCCTCCAGGTGCTCAAGCCCCTCGACACGATGATGCAGACCTTCAACGACGCCCCCAAGTGGCTCCAGGGCACCATCCTCTGGAGTGCCGGAGCGGCCTTCGGCCTCACGAAGCTGGGCAATGCGATCTCGGCCGTCAAGAACGGCGTCTCTGCCGCCAGTGACCTCATGAAGTCCTTCACCCGTCTGCTCGGCCTCAACACCGAAGCGGCCACGACCGCAGCTGGAGCCGAGGACACGAACGCCGCCGCCAAGGAGCGCTCAGCCGCCGCTAGCCAACAGGCAGCCGCTGCCCAGGCCGAGCTCGATGCCGCCAACTCAGCAGGCGTCAGCGCTGCCGCCGGAGCTGCCGCCGCAGAAGGAGAACTCGCTGCCGCAGATGCGGCGGCAATCCCCGCCATCGAAGCCAACACGGCCGCAAAGGTCGAGAACAGCGCCGCCTCAGCCGGCATGGGTGGGCTAGGCCGCTTCGGTGGTCTCGCCAAGAACGGCGTGGCAGCTCTTGGCGCCTACTCCCTCTACCAAGGCGGCACGGGCATCTGGAACGACATCGCGTCCGGCAAGAACATCGACCTGAAGTCTGGCGCCGAGACCATCGCTGGGGTGACGGCTCTCGCCTACCGGTTCGGCGGACCCGAGGCAGTAATCCCCGCCGCACTCTTTTCGACGGCCATCATCGCCGGCGGCCGCATCGGGCAATCTCTCTTCGGCAACGGCAGCGGTGGCGTTCCCGGAGCTGCGACCGGCGCCACGGTCTATCCGAACGGCACGCTCGTGCGGCTTGCAGAAGGCGGCGAGCCAGAGGACGTCGTGCCTCACTCGAAGCGCGCGGGCTACGCCGCTGCGGTGGGCGGGGGATCCACTATCCACTACGCACCCGTCTTCAACATCACCGTCGAAGGCGGCGTCCGAGACGAGGCGACGCTTGCCAAGGAGCTCGACCGCACCAACCGTTCCACGGCAGCGAAGATCCTCCGAACCCAGCGGGTGCCTGCATGATTCTCTCCAACATCACCCTCGTTGCCCCAGACGGCAGCTCCGTCGAGCTCGGTCAGTGGGACATCGACCCCAACACCGGACACGCCTCGGGCTACGTGGCAACCAACCTGCTCTTCAAGCCGGCGCCGATCACCGTTCGCCGCCAGAAGCTCCCCTTCTTCGCTGGGGGCATCGTCGCCGCGTCGCATGCTGATCTCCGTGACATCACCGTCTCTGGTGCCGTCTTCGGCTCGAGCATCGAAGACGCCAACGCCCTCTGGCAGCAGCTGCTCAATGTCTGTGGCGATCCCGGCGGCGGCTTCGTCTCGATCCGCTTCCAGCCTTCGAGTAGCTCGCCTCTTCTCGAGATGCTTGGCGTCGTCACCGAGATCAACCCGCAGCAGACCAGTGCCCTCGAGATCCCCTTCGACATCTCGTTCGTGTCTGGGAGCCCCTACGCCACCGCCACCCAGATCAGCAGCACCAGCGGCGGCACGCTCGTCGGTGCGGGCAACGTGCCGGTCTATCCCGACATCACCCTGACCGCCACCGGAACGGTTGACGACATCGCTCTCTCGATCACGCACCCGAACGGACAAACCGACACTCTCAACCTCACCGGACTCGGCATCACCTCGGACTGCTCGATCGCCATCAGCTGCAAGCCGGGCTACGAAGACATCCTCATCAACGGCACTACCCGAGCCATGCGCCACCGCGTGCCTGGTTCTGCGTGGCCCACGATCATGCCTGGCGCCAACACCATTTCGGCCACGACGAGCTCGGCCGGATTGGTCAGCGTTGCAGCGGTCACCTGGAACGACGGCTGGTCACTGTGAGCACGCCAGCAACTCCGTTCCTCACCGGCTACACGATCACCGACGGCGTTGCCGGCGCCGTCGCAGGCATCAACGGCCAGACCTGGGTCGTCTTCGGCTTCAGCGGTCCGAGCTTCGAGGTCAACGGTCTCTCCATTCCCGGCAACAGCTCGGGCAAGACCCTGGCAGCAGTCCTCTTCGACAACGAGGGCACCGGCGTCACCGCAGCGACGATCGAGGCCCCGTCGTTCGACGTCAACTACATAAAGCTGGCCACCGATGAGCGAGGCTGGCTGGTCTTGGGCTTCGACCTCTTGGCCTTCCCGGACACCGACGTCACGATGAAGAGCTCCGGTGGCTACCTGGCCCCGATCAACCCCAACGCCGTCCAAGTCCACCTGCTCTCCACCGACGGCGTTTGGTCGGCGCGCACCACCCTCGACCTTTCGGTCAACTTCCTTTCCGACTACACGTTCAATCTGACCCACGTCGCTGTGACCAACGGCACGGGCTACGCGCTCATCGAGGGCTACTACCCGGCGCCACAGATCACCGTTTACTGGTGGAAGGTCGGTGCAACTTCAGCCGTTCCACTCAGCTTCACCGACACCGGCCTCACCAATGCCGGCACCCCCAAGATTCCGCAGTGGCTCAAGGCAGGCAGCTCAACCGAGCTCGAAGATGTGGACAGCTCGATCACCCGCTACATCTCAGCGAACGGTCTCATCGCCAAGAACGACAGTGTCTTCATCTCTCTGACCATCGGCTGGCACGGCCAGGACGGCCACGAGGAGTTCGTCTTTCAAGACCCGGTGAGCATCTTTGACATTGGTGGCGCGCCGAACGATGCCTTTGCTGGGCAGGCCAGCAACTACGACTACCCGCTCCACTTTCAAAAGGGCTGGACGGTCGGCACCCGCATCTTCATGCTCAACGGCGAGACCGGAGCGCTCATGGGCGAGGTCGTCCCACCAGAGGCAGCAGGGGAAATCCAGTGGACTAAGCACCCGATGGGCTTCGACGCCGCTACGAGCACCCTCTGGGTTGCCGCCCCAACCCTTCAACAGACCTTTACTGCAGTAGCTACCGTGAGCGGCCTTGCGCACATAAACGGTGGTGGAGGCGGCGTCTCCGCACTCGTCAAATACAAGACCGCTGACCTGCAGGCGGGCGTCGCCACCGACATCATCACCTATGCCGACTCCAACGTCATCTCCATCGACCCCAAGGCCGTGGACTTCGTCGGCAGCGGCAATCCCGTCATCATCGGATCCACCAACACCACCTACGGGTTGGGCACTCCATCGGTCTTTGGCACCAGCATTCCCACCGGGGTGAGCTTCATCGCCAGCGCGTCGAGTGCCAACACCTCCGGATCGTGGACCACGACAATGTCGATCTCCATGAGCGGCTCGACCGGCGTCATCGCCGGCACCGGACTGGGCACGGTCACCTGGGACAACTCCGGGCATCCCCAGTCGGTTCCCGAAGCGGTCGCCACCGAGATCTTCTGGATCGGGTCCATCGACCGCACCCTCGAGATCGGCACCTTCGACGGCATCGGCGGAGCCGGGAGCGGCACGCCGACCGTCGGCGCCTACCCGACTGCACCGATCGGCAACATTCCTCCCTGCTATGTGGGCAACACGGTTCTGGCCACCCTCCAGACCACCGATCCGAACACGACCAACCTGACGTGGGCCCTCTCGACCACCAACGACCCGACCTACTCGAGCCCGCTCAGCATGCTCGAGCTCGGACCAAACGGTGCTGCTGGATCGATCTCGATCGACAACGCTGGTCATGTCGCTGTGACCTCGAGTGGCTTGGCACTTGGCACCTTCACGTTCTGGGTGGCCATCAACGAGACCGGCACCCAGAACTGGTCAGCTTGGCGTCAGTTCACGGTCAAGATCACTACCCCTCCGGGCCCGAGCTCACCCTTCGTCGTCGGCAACGGCTCCACTACCGACCTGCCTCCGATTAGTGAGAACTCCACCGTTGAACTTGACCTCGAGTGGGACGATGCCACCTACACGAGCGGTGGCTCGGGTCGCTGGGACCTCGAGGTCGGTGCCTGCACTCCGTCCGGCTCCTCGTTCCGCGTCGACCTGACGAACCTCATCAGCTCGAGCACCTATAACCCGACGACTGGCGGAGTTGTCGAACTTCAGGTTCCCGTTACCCCAAGCCCAGAGATGGACGGCGCCGCCTTCGTCACCGTTCTGGTCTCAGCGAGCACAAGCGGCTCGAAGCTTCGCCGTCACCTGAGCATCAGCCCGCCCTCCTACTTCCACGGCAAGTTCGCCATCTGGGCCCGTGCCGTCAACCGCTCGACCACGAACTTCCCCGTCCTTGGTGCCACCTCGATCTTGACCGGAGTGGTCGGCTACACACCGACGACGCCGAGCGCTCCCTGGCCGAGCACCATGCCTCACGGTGAGCCTGGAGACCAGGCCATCGTCGGCACCTTCGTTACCAGCGACCAAAACGCCTCGAGCCCCCACGACACCTTCGAGATCGCCGCTCTCAACTCCAGCAGTTGGGACCAGTCACTCAGCCTCGATGGCATTGGCACGCTCGGCGTCAGCTACCCGTCGAACAGCACGACTGCCTCGGTCACCTTCTCCCCGAGCTCCGGCTTTCGGGGCAGCTACGCCTTCCAGCTTCGGGCACGCAACGCAGTTGGCGCAGGTCCTGCCATCACGGTGCGGGGCATCGTCTCCTCGACGCGTCTCACCGCTGTGCTCCAGACGGTCGACCACCTGAGCGGCGAAGTTACGCCTCTTACCATCGTCACCGAGATCGCAGCGCTCTCGATCACCGAGACCCTCGGAGGGTCCGGACAGATCTCGCTCACCGCCGGAGCCGAAGAGATCGCCCGTCGAGCAGCTCGCCTGACTGACGTGGTGGACAGCCCGCTGGACCTTGTCGAGCCCGCTGCAATCGAAGTCGCCATCTACCTCGGTGACCAGTGCCTTGCCATCGGCACCATTAGCGAGTCCACCTATGCCACCGACACGGCCACCTACGAGGTGACCGCCATGGGACTGCTCGAGGCCTTGCTGGCTCACGCAGCCATCGAGTTCCCGGCCCGCATTGGCGACAACCCAGGAGGCGGCACTGGTGCGCCCTGCATCATCTCCTACAACGCCGCCACCGGAGAGCTCGAGCTGACCAACACCGGCACGGCCGCCACACTGGTCGACCCGAACCGCCTCGTTTACCTAAACTGCTTCCAGGCCGACATCGCAGAGGACCTCTTGGCCCGAGAGCAAGCCAAGCCCGGCGGCAACCTGGGCTTGGGCTTCAGCAACCGCACCACGGGCGACCACCAGGTCACCGTCGCCTTCGAGCGCAACCAACTGCTCTCTGCCGCTGTCAAGCAGATCACCGATCAGGCCCTCGGCGGCCTCGAGGTCTGGGTGGACCCGACAACCCGTGAGCTTTGCGTCGCCAACACCCAGGGCGTGAACCGCATCGGTGAGCTCATCTTCACCGAACGCAACAGCCTCGGTCACCAGATCACCGCCAAGTGGGACGATCTCTCGACCGTCGTCCGCATCGAAGGCGGCGGCATCATGAACGCTGCCCCGAACAGCAGCGGCCAACCGACCGACCCGACCACGACTTATGGCGAGGCCGTTGCAAGCACCGAAGCACTGCGCAAATACGGACGCCACGCCAACCCCTTCAGCGCCACGAGCCTGACCACTGATAGCGCTCTCACGGAGCTCGCCAACGAGTATCTCGCTGACCAGCAGACCCCGCTTCGCACTGCCGCGATCATCTACGACGCCTCGAAGGGTCGCCCTTTCGGAGTGGCCGACTTCTCGGTCGGAGACTTCGCCTCAGTCGAGATCGACACCCACCTCGGCGTCGTCGCCTGGCCTTGCCGGATCACCAGTCGGACCATCTCGCTGGTCGACTCGAACTCTTCGAGCTTCCAGGTAACCTGCCAGGTGGAAGAGGTTCGCCTCGATGGCGCCGGCAACCCGATCAGCCGCGAGGCACGCACCAGCCACGCTCCGCAGCTCTTGAGCCTCGTTTATGACCTGCTGCTCAAGAACAAGTAGCTCGGGGCTGGAATAGAGGCACGTCGACCCGGCAGCAACCGTCACGGCTATGACCATCCGACGTGTCCTCGCCTCCCTCGCCGTCTTGGCCCTGTCGGCTGCCGGTCTTGGCATCACCGCATCCACCGCCAGCGCCGCCCCTGTCGACGGCAGCCCCAGCACCTCGTGGCTGCGGATCGTGGATGTCTCTGGCTACCAGTGCCAGATCGACTACTACGGCCTCTCCAAGGCAGGCATCGCCGGCGGCTACGTGAAGGCGACCGAGGGCACCGGTTACGTAAACCCCTGCGCCACCGCCCAGCGTGCTGGCTTCAACTCCATCGCTCGGCCCTGGGGCAGCTACGACTTCGCTACGCCAAGCGACAACCCCGTGGCCGACGCCCAGTTCTTCGTCGCTAACGCCGGGAACGGCACCTTGCAGCCGGTCCTCGACCTAGAGCAGAGCTCGGGTCGAAGCAACGCCGAGGTTGTTGCCTGGGCCATCGCCTGGAACAACGAGCTCTATCGCCTCACTGGTCGCCACGCCATGCTCTACACCGGCGCCTACTACGGATGGAGCCACGATCCTGCTCTGGCTGCCGCCTTCCCCTCGCTTTGGCTGCCCAACTACTGCGACAGCTACGTCCACATCCCCGGCGACGCCATCAGCTGGATCGCCGCCTTCTGCTCACCTTCACCTGGCGGCTGGTCCGGCTGGGCGGCCTGGCAATACACCTCCGTCGGTCAGATCGAAGGCATCAGCGGCAACGTCGATGTTTCGGCAGTCACCCCCGCATGGTGGGTGGCCCAGACGGGTGCTGCTGTTGAGCCTCCGGGCGTGGTCATCGACAAGAACACCGGCAAGACCACCAGGTTCCCGGCTGCCGTTTACTCACTCGGGTCGCGCGGCTCGGAAGTGCAGACAATCCAGCGCATCGTCGGCGCCTACCCCGACGGTGACTATGGCCCGGCCACTGCTGCTGCCGTTGCCCGCTACCAGTGCAGCGTCCTTCATGTCTCACCTTGTGATGGCGCCTGGGGTCCCGTCACCAACGCTGCCTACACGGCGGTCCAGGGCTACCTCGCTGCACTCGCGGCCAACCCGATCCACCAGTGCAGCAGCACCTACCTCACAGCTGGGGCAAGCGGCCACTGCGTGGCGGTCCTGCAGAAGGCACTGGACGCCCACGGCTTCCACCTGGCCCAAGACGGCGCCTTCGGCCCGGCCACCCTGGCGGCGGTGCGCTGGTTCCAAGCCACTCACCGCCTGACCATTGACGGGGTCGTTGGTCCGAAGACCTGGAGCAACCTGTGACCCTCGCCGCAGCCATCCCCAACGGCGTCCAATACACCTACTGGATCGTCGGCCTCGTGATCAGCGCCATCAGCGTTGCCAGCAGCCCGCTCATCGTCAAGCTCTGGAAGCACGCTCACCGTCGCAACGAGATGCTTGACGCCGTATATCAGGTCATCGTTGGCAAGCCCTCGACCATCGAGGAGCCCAGCCCTGCCCCCGGCCTCCTTGAGCGCCTGGACAACCTCGAACACGCCGTAGCCGCCTTGAAGAAGGAAGTCACTCCCAACGGCGGGCAGACCAACCGTCTCGGTGACCGAGTGCGCCGCACCGAAGAGGCCATCAGCGCACTGGCTGCACGCCAGGACCAGGTCTAGGCATGACCGGCACCTCGCGCCTCGCTTGGGAGGTAGCCGAGATCGAAGCTGCCGAAGAGCGAGAGCGCCAAGAAGCCCAGGCCTACGAAGAAGAGCGTGGAGCTCGCAGAGCTCGTGGACGGTCCTAGATCTAGAACTGGCAATCCGCAAAAAGCTCCGGACCGTAAAGGTGCGTGAAGCAAATACCGCTCTTTGACGTCGAGGACCAGAAGGTCCATCAGGGCACGTCACCGAAGTGGTTGGAGAAGGTCAGTGGATGGTTCGCCATCCTCAACGACCTGCCGGCTTCGAAGGCGGCCATCCGCAAGGCGGCGCTCGAGGTCGCCCACTTGCGCAGCACTGGGCCCTACGGTGAGCACTTCGACAAGGCCTTCGTTCCGCTCATCACCTCGCCCAAGGTCGTCGCCACTCTTGAGCAGCAGTGGCTCAAGCGAGCTGCGAAGTTGGGCATCACCGAGGTGACGGGCATCTGCATTGAAGCGATTCCCGGTGTCAACCCATGCGCTGACTTGATGGTCACCTTCGTGCGAGCCGAGGACGACATTGTCATGCCGGTGAACGTTAAGACGGCCCAACCAACCGGCAACAGCTTGGAACTCGGCTTGAGCTTGCGAGCCTTCATCCGACACGCCATCGATCCTGACTTCGACATCAGGACATATGTCCCCGCCAGGAAACTGGCCAACGCAGACGGCCTCCTCCTCGAATGGCACGCACACCGCACCAAGATCGTGAAGAACCGGGACTACTACATCTGGAGCGTGGCGGTCGACCCCGAAGGCGCTGTCGTCAGCCACCGAACGTTCGGACTGCTCTCGACGTTGAACGATGAGGGGAAGCCGATCGTGGCGCGCCACTCTTCACGAGAGGTCGTCAACATCAAGAAGAACTCAGGCCGTGTCATCCCTGCCGACTACGACATCGCAGCCGCCATCAGCCACGCCCTGCTCCCACGTCGAGGCTGGTCACAGGCACGGCTCTACATTGCAGCCTCGCTGGTCCTCGATGGGCACGCCTCCACCGAGGTGACTAGCAAGCTGCTGGAGATGAGTGACGTCGACCTGGCTCAGGCCCTGCTGCGTGTCATAGAGGCCGCCGAATAGGTCGTCTGCCGAGCCAAGATGCTCGAGTCCCTAGTCCGCCGAACCAGGCAGGTCCTGGCTGTCGTAGAGGGCTGAGAGCAGACGCTGGCGCACCGCGCGTAGCTCGGCGCTCTCCTTCTCGGCGTGGATATACCAGCGCATGGCCGTCTCGACCGAGTGCCCGAGCTGGCGAGCGCTCTCTGCGGGCGGCATGACCCGGGCCCAGTGTGAGGCCGTGCAGTGGCGCAGGTCGTAGGGGCTGAGCCGTTGAGCCATGCCCACGGCCTCTCGAGCTCGACGCAGCGCCTTACCCCAGTGCTGCACCGCCGGCCAGCCACCGGTGCTCACCTTGAAGAGCTCGCCACTGGTGATCCCGCTCTCCTCGATCCAGCCCTTGACGTAGGCCACCACCTCGGGCGTGAGCTCGACCAAACGACGACTGGCGCTGGTCTTGGGCAGGCCGACCGCCTCATCTTGTGATCCCCAGCCGTCGGTGTCGTTGAGAGCTCGGGTGATGCTGACCTGACCAAAGCCTGCACCTTCAGGAAGACGGAAGTCCTCAACGCAGAGCACAGCCGCCTCGCTGGGACGCAGGCCGGCGAAACCCGACAGGGCGCTCATGACCTGCCAGCGGTGCGAAGCCGGCGTCTCGCGGCGCACGGCGGCGATGAGCTCACGCAGTTCGGCCACCGAAGGCACGGAAACCTGCTCCTTCTCGACACGCTTGGCCTTCGACTTGGCACCGGCGGTCGAAGTGGGCCAGTCGAGCGTGGTGAGCAGACCCTGGTCCACGGCGAAGCGCAAGAAAGTCTTGCAGCCAACGATGCGGTGACTTGCAGTGCTGGAGGCGTAGAGCGTGCCGTCGAAGCGCAGGCGTAGCCGGCTGTCGATGTCGCTGAGGGCAGCCCGGTCTAGGTCCCCGATCACGAGGCCGTAGCGCCCGAGCCAGCGCTCTAAATCCCTAGGCAGTGGCTCAGCCGGCCACTCGAGCCCCGAGCGCGTGGCGGTCGGGTGCAGCCACGCAGTGAGCGCCGAGACCCAACCGGGGTTCGGCTTGGGTGCTGTCTTGGTCCTGGCGGCGAGGATCAGGTAGGCCAGGTTCTCGGCATAGACCTGACGGGTGCGTGGCGAGATGTGTGGCCACTGGCGCTCAAGGTAGGTGCGGGCGAACTCGTGGATCATGACCTGTGAGTCGACGTCCTCAATGGTTGAGGGGTAGCCATTCGCCATGTTCCAGGTCACGCCTGGGGTCTCGAGGGCTGCGATGAGCAGCGAGCGGAAGGCGTCGGCAGAGTTGGCGCCGAACTTGGTGGGGAACCCCTCCCAGAAGCCCTGGCCGTTCACCCTCCAGCGAACGGCGTAGGGCTTGCGCGGGCGCCCCGGGAGCTCGGTGATGTCGTCCGGGATGGTGACCCGGTAGCGGCGGGGCATCAGGCCACCACCAGGTCTTCGAGGAACGCCTCGAGGTCGGCACGACGGAAGCGCACCTCGCTGTTGGGGAGCTTGGCGTAGCGGATGCGGCCCTGCGCGCGGTAGAGGTCGAGGGTTGAGCGGCCGACGCCGAGGTAGTCCATGGCCTCCTGGCACGAGAGCCAGGGGCGGGTGCTCGCCTTCACGGTGGCGAGGATGGCGTCGAGCGTCTCTTGGACGCTGAGGGTGTTGGTTGGGTTGGAAGCCAGGGTCATGGTGAACCTTTCTGGCCACCGACGTTCGATGGCCAGACATACCCGTGTCCTACGCGAATGCCTTCGCATTCGACGCCAAGAACAGCTGGGAACCACTACGCTTAACAGGGTAGTGCCTACCCGATGTTGTGCAGTGGTTGTGCAGAGCCGGACCTGTTTCTGAGGCTGGCGAGCAAAACCCTTGCAAATAAAGGGCTCTGCGGGTGTAGTTCAGAGGTAGAACATCAGCTTCCCAAACCGAGCACCTACCCTGCCGGAGACCCCCCAAAAAGCCCCAAACCCCAACGGGCGCCCTAAAAAATGGTTAAAACACTAGGGTCTGCCCCACTCAGCGATTCCCAGTGATTCCCAGCCATTCTGCCGAGAAGTTGTGCAGCGGTTGTGCAGCCAGTGCCGAATCGGCAGCTCCTGATCGTTTAGCCCAAAAGGCGGCGAAGCGTGGCGACCAACCGCTCTCGTGTCGCCGTAGCCACGGCTACCGGTATCCCGAAGTCCTCTGCTATCTCCTTGTCCGACGCCGGCCCCGGCTCCATGACGACACGCACCTGGCGGCCGTTCTCCGTGTAGGTGTGCTCCCGATAGGGCGAGGTCATCAACACTCGGGTCACGATGGCCACCTCGAGCTCGCTCAGGTTGAGGTTGTCGAGGACACGGCGGACGGCCTTGATCCGCTCGTCCTGCTCAAGGCGAGCGCTGACCTCGTAGTCGTCTGAGACCTTGTCGAAGATCGAGGTCCCGTCTTCGCCGCCAGCGCCCACCACGGCGTCACCAGAGACGACCGACGGGCTCTGGATGATCCGGAGCACCCGACCGACGGTGATGCGCTTGCCGTGGACAGCGGCCAGCTCCTCGGCAAGCTCCTCGACGCTCAGCTCCTCTCCACGGCCCATGGCCTCGCTCTGGCGTCGGCGGATCAGGGCTCGCAGACGCTCGGTCTCGTAGCCGTTCCAGACCATCCCGCGCGTCGCCTGCACCTTCCAGGCGACCGGACGAAGGTAGGGGCGGCAGAAGCTAATGAACTTCACGCCACGATCAGGGTCGTAACGGTCCACCAGAGACATAGCAACGAGGACGAGCTCGTGTAGGTAGCCCTGCACGAGCTCGTCGCCCCAGCTCTTAAAGGCATTGTCGTGGGCATAGGAAACGAAGAAGCCCAGGTGCGTCTCCACGATCTGGGAGCGAACCTGGGACATCTTGGCTGCGTCGTCCGCCTCCTTCGCTGCTGCATATTCCAGCCAGAGGGATCGGTCGTCATATTCGTTCGGGGAGGCCATGCAGAGGACCGTCTGCGCTGGCGTCGCATGGACAACCAGCGCAGAGGATCCCCGAGGCCCTAAATGGCCGGCAAGGCGCTCAACCGCTCTCGGTAGCTCTTCTCCACCTCGATGTTGGCGGCAGACGGCTTGTCGAAGGGACGGGCTGCACCGGCACCCTCGAAGCGCATCTGCTCACCGATGAAGGTCAGCGGGATCGTGAAGTTCGGACGACCACCACGGTTCTTCGTGACATGGGCTGCGTGCGAGGGACCTGACGGGGCGAAGTCGCTGGCCGTGGGCATGATGCTCTTCTCCTCAGCGATCAGGATCACCTGGCTTGCCCAGTAGCCGATCTGGTCCGAGCCACCGAGTGAGGCGGTGGTCGGCGTGCGACCATTCGCAGCTTCACGGTTCAAGTGGTGGAGCAGCACGACCGGGGCGTCGACTCCACCTGACTCGATAGGCAGGGAGAGCTGTGCGACCTGACGAGCGATGTTGCCCATGCCGAGGCTGACCTCCGACGCCGTGCCCTTCACGCCGCTGGCGCCGTTGAGGCCCCAGAGGTTGTCGATGAAGACGCCACGCACGCCGTTGGGCTGGAAGCGGGCCCAGTGCTGGATGCGGGCAGTCAGCTTCTCGATGCCAATGCCCTGCGCCTCAACGATGGTGAGGTCAGCGTTCGAGGCCAGCCAGTCGAGGGCGTCCTTGACCTTGGCACGCTGCTCCTTGGTTGGGCTCTTCTGGATCTGCCAGAGGGGGATGTGGGCAGCGTTGGCGACGATGCGCTCGACAACCTCTTCGATGGTCATCTCGGTGAGGACGTAGAGAACCGGACCACGAGCAGCCCACCAACGGGCAATCTGCAGGGCCAGGGCGGACTTACCCGCCCCTTCACGACCTGCGATCACCGCAAGGCGGCCGGGCTGGAAGCGGACGACACCGTCGAGCTCGGCAATGCCGGTGGGCTCGATGTTGGCGTCAGGGAAATCTGCGGCCAGCTCGACGCGCGCCATCATCGGCTCGGCAAGGTCGGCCATGCGGGCGGCCCGGAGGTCGTGGAACCCGGGGATGTTGTTGCGGCGGTCAGTGGACATTGGAGGTCTCCTTCTTGATCAGAGTGGTGAGGTAGGAAAGCGGGTCGCCCTTGGCGGCGACAGCGGCGATGGGGAGCTTCTCGATGACGAGGAAGCCGAAGTCACGGCGCATTGCAGCCAGGCGGCGCATGGTGGCCTGGTCGATGTCACCGAGGTAGTGGGCGGCGGCGTGCAGCACGACACCGTTCAGCAACGAGGCCTCGCCAATCCCCTTCACGGCTGCATATTTCTCCGCAGCTTGGGGCACGAGCTTCTCGTAGACGTGGCGGTAGCCCTCCAAGGTGGCCTCGGAGTTGCCGTCGACCACCGCCTGGTCGCAGACCGTGGTGAGGCGGCTGCGAACCGTGGCGGCATCGACCTCTGCCTCTGCGGACTCGACGGGGGTCAGCGTCTTCTTCTGGATGTAGCGGGCCTGCTTCTCTCGGCCACGGGCACGCTTGTCCTCGATCTCGGCACGGCTCGTCTGGTGGTCGAGGTAGCGGATGATGCGGTAGGACGCACCCTCTTCCTCCCAGAGGCCGACCTCGACCAGCTTGGCCGCACGCAACTCGACGTCTCCATCTACGAGGCGACGAAGCGCAGCCTTTGGCACCAGGCCATCGGTCATGTGCTCGCCGGCGTAGCAGAGAGCCACGATGAAGAGGTAGGCCGCAGGCTCACCTGCTTCGAGGACCCGGGGATCAGTCGGGAAGCTGTCGCTCAGCTTGATCCAGGTTCCACGGGCGCTCATCGGGTCACCTCCTCATCGATCACGACGATGCGGCGGGCAGCGTCACCGGGTCCAGTGGGGCGGAAGTGGTCGACCTGGATGATGCCGAGCTCGTTGAGCACGCTCAAGCCCTTCTGCACCGAGCGGACAGTGCAGGACAGTGCTTGGGCCAGCTTCTGGTTCGAGATGTTGGCAGGCGAGACCTCCAACACGTCGATCAGCTTGGCAGCGATGGGGGTGAGGCGCTTCATGACCGCACCTCGCCGTTCTCGTCGATGCCGAGCAGGACGTCGGCCTCTACGGCCTCAGTGTCGTCCTCGATGGACAGGAGCAGCTCGTCCAGCTCGATGCGGCTGATTGGAGCATTGCCACGCGCGCCCCAGAGCACCTTGGCCTCCTCGACCACACCACCACAAGCGGTGACGAGCTCCTTGACGGCGTCACGGGCCGGGATCAGACCCGATGCCAGGCCGGCAGGCTGGGCCTCGTGCTGAATGGCGACGAGGGACGGAGCCGGAGCGTCGATGGCGGTGAGCTCTTCGGGCGTGTAGCTGATGCCCGAGATCACATCTGCGAAGAGTGAGCGGCAGAGCTGCGAGGTGGCTCGAGCGAGGAGCATCGCCTTCGGGTAGGTCTTCCAGGCGCCGCCACCGACGAGGTTGGCAGTGCGGGCGTCAGCCATGGTGAAGCTCGAGCGCTCGATGGTGCCGTCGTCAGCACGGCGACCCTCGAGGACGCACGCAGTGTCGGTGCTCTCGATGACCTGGATGCTGTGACCAGCACGGCGGACCAGCGCACGCATCAGCTCAGGGCTTGCAGATGGCTTGCCCTTGATGACGTTGATCTGCTGGAGGCTCTGCATAGGTCCGAGGTTGAGCTCCCGTCCGTAGAGGATGGCGGCCAGGGTCTCGGCGGGCTTGCCACGGAAGGCGTCCGGGACGAAGTTGGTCGAGCACAGGGTCTCGCTCAGCTTGAAGAGGCTGATGATCTCGTTCTCGTTGGGGACCAAGCTCATCGGCTGGCCTCCGCTGTAGGTGGTGATGTCGGTCATGGTGTGGGCTCCTTACCCTCGTCAGGGCACCGGCTCCATACCGGTGAACAACCCTGCGCTGAAGAGAGTCCGGACATAGGACGCCCACGCCACACGCAACCAAGATTTTTTCGAGAATCACCCGTTTGGGTGACAAAAGCAGCTCTCGTGTCCCCCATTTGGGGGACAACCGACGCCCTGCGTCGGCAAGATCTTCTTCTTCTGTTCTTCTGTTCTTCTGGTTCGGTCACTGACCGGTCAGTGACTGGTCAGCAAGCGGTCATCGACGCTGCGACGGTCGAGAAACCCCTAGATGGTTGCGACGGCAGGGTCGGCACGGACGGTAGGTAGCAGCCGGGATCCGGTGGCTGGCGCCGCCTCTCCTTACCGGATCCCGGCTCTTTGTCTGACAGGAGCGACATGACCGACAGCCCAGAGATCCAGATCGAAGACCGAGCCCAGCTCACGGTCGTGTGGAGCAACATTCACCCGCCGCTCTTCCCTACCGAGCCCCGGCCCTGCATCATGATGGACGAGTCGTTCGCTGAGATCATCCACGAAGGGCGCACCACACGTCGAGGTGTGCCGGCGCTCACGATCTGGGACTGGAACACGGTCCCCGACAGCCTGAGCGTGGGCTTGGTCGTGACTGCCCTGGAACAACTCGACGTGGCTACTCCACAGGACCTGGCCGTCCTTGACCCTGTCCCTACCTATCAGGAGCTCGTTGAGCTTCTCGGAGAGAACTCCTTCGTTTCGGAAGAGTGGCCAGAGGAGCCCGACTGGGATGCGCTCGACGCCGTCGCTGAGCTGCCGAGCGAGGCGACCCCAGAGCTCTAGGCGCCCACCCGCTGCGTCCCCGCCGACTTCCGCGTCGCATGGGCCGGTTAAACATCCACTCCTGGAGACAACTATCTTGGAGAATCCATCGGTGGCCAACTCGAACCTTGCTAACGCCAAGAACGCTAAGAACGCTAAGAACGACGAGTTCTACACCCAGTGGGCCGACATCGAACGTGAGATGAACGCCTACTTGGAGTATGACCCTGACGTGTTCAGGGACAAGGTGATCTTTCTGCCGTGCGATGACCCAGAGTGGAGCGAAGGGCAACCGGTAGCCAACGTCACAGCGGGGTCGCCATGTAGATCTCGTAGTGCTCGAACTCGCCGTCGACGTCCCAGACGTAGATCATCTGCCAGTGGCCGGTGATCCGCTCGTCCTCGATGAAATCGATGTAGCCCCGGTGCGGTAGCGAAGGGTGCTCCCGGTGGGGATCGACCTCGTAGCGAGTGGTGATGACCTCGATAGCCTGGCGCATGGTCCCTGGCTCACCGATGGGCTCGTTGGCCACATCATGAGCCTGCCAGTGCTGGCGTTGCGCAGCATCTGAGGAGCAGAAGCGCTCGAGCGTCAGGCGCTTGACCAGCGGATGGTTGCGCAGCCAGGCAACGGTGGCCAGGAAGTCGTCCATGGGGGCCGATTGTTGCGCACGAGCACCAGCAGTGGGGGCCGATCCAGATGCGCACGAAGACCGACTGCGGATGTCGCCAGGCGGAGTGTGCGACGGAAACCTCGTCGGACACGCTCTCCCTGGTGCGAACGGTCAACCGGTGGCCAATCTGCACCGAACAAGCGCACCCGGGAGGAGGCCAACAATGGAAGAACAAAGAGAACTCCCTGGCGCCTGGATCGTGAACCTACCCGAGGGTGGGTGGCTTGCCTGCTGCTCTGAGGACTGTGCCAACGACTGGCTACTGGCTTACAAGAAACCCGGTGTGCGGGGTGCGAGCTTCGTCCAGAAGCAGCTCCCACCGAAGCGCTTCGCCTGTGTGGTCTGCGCCTACTGCGGGACATGCTTCGGCACGGTGCGCAACTGCGTGCTCCACAGCCCCGGCTATTGCCCCGGCTACGTCTTCACTCAGAGCGCTGCGGCCCGGTGGTTCGTCATCTACTGGGACGAGGCCAGTGGCGGCGCGGACCTGACGCCAGAGCTCTGGGACCGTGCCGAGCAGATCGCCTTGAGACATGGCGGCACGCTAACCGGGGTCGAGATCGCAGAAATGATGCTCGGATGAGACGGGCCATCGGCGTAGCGCTCATCTTGGCGGCAGTGGGCACCTACTTCTTCTGGCCAGCACCGGCTCCGACGCAGTGGCCAGTCCACACGGCCATCTTGTCCTGCCGAGGACCTGCTCCCATCTCGACGGCGGTGGAGAGCACCACCACCACAACTACTACGGCACCCAACGTGGTCCGAACATGAAAGCACCCCCCGTCCAGTAGATCCGGAAGGGGGGTGCTGTGATTCAGTCCTGCTCGGGGGCGAGGATCTGCAGGGGCTTGAGGCTGTAGGGATCGATGATCTCGATGAGGTCACTGTCACTTATCGAGACGAAGATCTCGGCCACACGCTCAGGTGTCCAGTGCTCGAGGAGCACGGGGGTTAGGAACTCGATGACGCCCCTAGGCGTCTCAAGGTTCACAGTCGAGCCCTCGGAATACATTCCGATCGTCCACAAGGTCACTGCCTGGAAAACGTATCGGGCCGTCACTTCGAGCTCGACGTTCAGGAATGCCTGATCTCGTGATGAGAGAGGGCGTTCAGGCGGTTGGAAGTTGTATTCTTCCTTCCACTTGGTGAGGATTGCGAGCTTGACTCGCTTGCCACCCGGCTCAACATAACCAGTTGTGAACTCGGGCAGCCCGTCATCGCTGGGTCTTGGGCTCTGCATGTCAAGCCTCCGGAAAGACGAGCCGATATCCCGGCCACGACAAGTCGTTCAAGACTAGCGCCAGCACCGTTTCGCCAACTTCCTCGCAGAGGGCATCAGCGGCCAGCCGGATCGTGGCTGCAGCATCCGAAGGGTCACAGCCGTAGCTGATCATCGCCTCGAGCTCGGGGATGTAGTAGTCCAGGACCTTGAGCAGGTCACAGGATCCGACTTCCTCACCGGCTTCGACACGAAGGGTGATGTGGAGCACCTCGATGAACTTCTCATCGAGTTCGTCCAGTAGCTCGTAGGTGAGTTCCTCGAGCGTCGGAAGGCCAGACTGCGGCTTCTTGGTGGGGGTCATGGGTGATTCCTTTGCTTGTGACAGCTCGGAGCCCACGGCCCCGAACCGGGGACCTTGGTGTTTGGTTGAGAGGTCCGAAGGACACCCGGGGAAGGGATGCGCACCTGCACCGGATGCCCTTCGCACCTCTCAACAGCTTGTTTGTATTGCTGATATGTAGAGTGCGCGCCCCTCGCCGGATTGCAAGTGGTTTTCGACAGGATCTCGAAGAATCACCCGTTTGGGTGACACAAGGTTGCCCGAGCGTCCGGTGCGTGGACGGTGGAGGCAATGACCCCAACCACCATCATCTCCGCCTTGCTCGCCCTGATTACGGTCGGCTCCCTCGCTGCTCTCGACGCATCGGGCAACTCACCTGTGGTCGACAGCGCCTCCCAGGTCGTCGCTCTCAACTCGATCGAGAACGTCGACCAGATGGCACAGGCCACTTACAACATGGGTGGCGGTGACTGGCCGACAGTTCTCTTCGACACCGCCAACGACGCCAGCTCACAGGGCAGCACAACTGCTGTGGGCACGACCATTGTGTGGTCGCTCGGGTCGACCTGCTACCAGGCAGACCTACCAACTCCCGAGAGCCAGGTCTCGGTGACCGCCTGCCCGCAGCAACCGTAGAAGCCATCCCGTCGTCAGGAGTTCCCCCGTGCTCATTCCCAAGCGATCCTCTGGCTCAGCCGGCGCGTCTGACCTGGCGCAGCTGGCGGACGTCACCGTGTCCGACCTTGTCGATGGTCAAGTCCTCACCTATGTCGCTGGCGGCAACACCTGGGAGAACATGAACCTGCCGACCCCACCGCAGCCCTCTCGCATCGGCTCGGTGATCAGCCTCGACCAGATTGCCAAGACCGTGGCCGTCTCATTCGCCACCGGTGGCTACGAAGCCGCAGCCGAGTGCTCCATGGCGGCCTTGCCCAGCGTCGGCCAGCAGGTGCTGGTCGAGTATGTGGACGATGGCCACGCCGTGGTCTCGGGCGCCGTCTTGCAGCCCTTCTCGCCTGTCAGCATCTCTGGCCTGGTGGCTTGGCATGACGCCACCGACAACGGCACGATCAACCTTGACGCCAATGGCCACCTCGTCAGCTGGCTGAACAAGGCTGGCATGGGAAACTACGCAGCTCCTGTTCCTGGTTCGGGAAACCCATCTATTGTCGCCACCGCCCAGATCGGTGGCCGCCAGGTCCTCAACGCCAACAATCTGCAGTTGCCAGTCGTCGGTTCCTTTTCGCACTACACCTACGTCCTCGTCGCTGACATTGGCGCCAGTGCCAGCACCCCCGGCAACCCCGCGTTGAGCGGCTGGGATGGGAATGCCTTAATCACTGCCGGCAGCAGCGGCGTGCTTGGCATCTACAACGGCGGGCGGATTTCGCTCTGGAGCGGCAACAGCCTGGCCGGGCTCCCTGTCCACGGCGGTCCACAGTCGATCGCCGCGCGCTTCTCAGCCATCGGTGGTGAGGCCTCATCGCTCCTTCGCAACGGCGTCTCGATTGCCTCGGGCAACACCGGCAACATGCCGATCAACCCCAGCCCCTCCAGCCCCCTCATCTACAACCCCGTGCCCGGCGGTTTGGCCCTTGGCATGAACGTGGGCGAAATCATGATCTTCAACCGTCAGATCAGCGACGCCGAGATGGCTTCGTTGGAGGCCTACATCGCACAGAAGTGGAGCATCAGCTAATGAACATCACCACCACCCCCGCCCTGGTTCTTGCTGCAGCGATCGAGCCTGGTGACGTGCAGAACACCGGCACCTCTGTCGTCTTCATCAACTCGACGGCCGACACCTGCACCCCGGCGCTTGGTTTGCAGCTCAACCCCGGCGACGCCTGGTACGGCCGTGGTCCCGTCTTCGCTTGCGTGGCCACCGGCACCGGCACCGTCGCCGTTATGGTCTCCGGCGCCTAGTCCAGCAACCGTCTCGGCCCATGGCCGGCGAGACCCCAGCGCACACGAGGGCAGTCACTCACCACTACACCGTTCGCTACCCGGCACACGAGGCTCGTGAGGATGACCCGCACTACCGGGACTTCGACGCCTATCGCCGCCGCACCCACAAGACTGCACAATGCGCTGTAGGCAGTCGACGTGGCGACTTCTCGGACTGTGATCTGACCCAACCGCTCGAGCTCCACCATGCCCACATCGAGTTCGCACTGATGAACGACGTCGATCTAGCTCTGCTCGAGCATGTCTATCCCGGCGTCTCCGATCCTGATGCCGTCGGCGCTTGGGTTGAGAGCGCCGAGAACCTCGAGTGGCTTTGCGTGTTCCACCACCGTGGCCACGGCGGCGCCCACGTAGCGAGCGCATCGGACTTCGAGGCCCAGACCTTCATTAAGGGACTGATCTCCTAGGAGACTGGCAATCTGGCAAGAGCCCTGGACATGTCTTCTTGTCGGCACCCCCGCCGGCACTGATCGAGGAGACACCATGACCAACACCACCGTCGCACCAGACGAGCTGATGGACGGCTTGCCCACCGAAGAGGAATGGAAGCTCGTCTGGCCCTTCTTGTTGGCGTCGTGGGGTCCAGAAGGCATCGACCGTCATGCTGTCTGGCTCTACGCCGACGTCGCCAAGTTCGTGATCGAGCACGACCTACAACCTCTCTTCGAAGGTGCCATTGGGACGCCCGAGCACTTGATGGCCACGGCCAAGAGGTTCGTTGCCCTGGGCTGGGCCGCATCCACCGTGTAGCTACATGGTCCGGTAGCGCAACTGGTAAGCGCACTGCCCTGTCACGGCAGAGGTTGCGGGTTCGAGCCCCGTCCGGATCGCCAATCTGCTCAGCAAGCCTCTCCGGTGTGAACTTCTCCTACACCGTGATCGGCTGGATGCCCGAGCTCTACGACACTGCCTGCGAGCACTGCGGAGCCGACATCGTCATGGTCATCTTGGGCGTCTCGACCCCCACGTCGGTGGAGGAGCTCATCGGTGGAGGCCTCTGCATGGACTGCGGGCAGCTCTACAGAGAAGGGTGACCAGCAACCGTCGCCCTTGTGACTGACTGTGACGCAACCCCCAACGAGCCCAAGGCGCCCAAGCGGGCCAGCGCTCGCAAGAAGCTGACCGACGAGCAGGTCGACGCCATCTTCCGCCTCGTCACGCAAGGCGTCCCCTACCGAGAAGTGGCCAAGCGCGTCGGCTGCCACTACAACTCCGTCGGCCCGAACTACCACGCTCGACGTGCCGAGCTCCGAACCGAGCGAGATGCCGCAGGGATGGATGACCTCGCCCAGCAGCTCGCGCGCCTGGAGATGAACTACGTCGACGCAACAGAGGCGCTTGAGCGTGCGAAGCGGCTCGGTGAAGACGCACGCATTCCTGCCCTGCTCGCTGCACAGGTCAAGGCGCTCGACGCCATGGCAAACCTCACCGGGACCAAGGCTGCGTCGAAGGTCGAGCACAGCGGCGACGTTCCCGTGACCGTCCTGCGCATCGTGGAAGAAATCACGCCGAAGGAGGTGTGATGGAGCTCGAATATCGCATCAAGGTGCAGCCGCACCAGGTCATCCCGACCGGCCCGTGGCACACCTGTGTCCTTCTCGCCGGTCGTGGTGCGGGCAAGACCTGGAACGAGGCTCGCTGGCTGATCACGATGGCCCTCACCTACCCGAGCACCACGTGGATGGCCGTCGGGCGCACGTGGGCCGAATGTATTCGAGTGCTCGCTGAGGGTGAAGGCGGTCTGCGCTGGCAAATCATGGGCGGTAACGGTGGCGACAACCTCGAACCACTGCTCGAGGGTGGATCGTGGGACAAGGCCTTCTCTCGCTCACCGGGTCGGGCCGAGCTCCGCTTCGCCAACGGCTCGGTGATCCGTCTGGGCAGCGCTGACCGTCCCGCCTCTCTTCGAGGCACCAACGCCCACGGCAGCGTCGGTGACGAGGTGGCGTTCTGGCCCGAGGAGGCTCTGAACCAGCTTCGCCTCATCACGCGTCTCAAGCTCCCCGACGGCACGCCCTCTCGCATCTTGATGGCCACGACCCCAGACGGTGAGAACTGGTGGAGCCGCCAGTGGTTGAAGAAGGCGCCCATGCCCGGCGTTGTCTATGTCGGCTCGGACGACCCGTCGCTGCCGCCTGACCCGCCTCCGTCATCGTTCGCCAACAACCACACCGACGAGAACTGGAAGGCTGCGCTCGTCAGCATGTATGAAGGCACCGACCTCTACGAGCAAGAAGTGCTCGGCATGGTGCTCAACGCTCGAGGCCAGATTTACAAGGGGCTCACCCAGACCAAGAACTCTCGAGGCTGGCGCTGCGACGAGAACATCGATGACCCACTGGTGTGGCCAACGCCAGAGACCGCAGACGAGGTGATCGCCGGCCAGGACCTCGGCACCGAGCACCCCAGCGCCCTCATCATCCTTGCCCGCACCGGGACCACCTGGTGCGCCGTTGCAGAGGTGGTGCGACCAGCAGCGACCGAACAGGACTGGCACGATCTCATCGCCCCAACGCTTGCCGATTGGCGACCGAGCGTGATCTGGTCCGACATCAACTTCCCACAGACCACGAATGCGCAGCGCCGCCGTGGGATGCCCGTCAAGGACACCACCAAGGGCCCCACTTCGGTCATGGAAGGTATCCGCACCGTGCAAGGCGTCATCAGCTCAGGGAGCCTTGTGGTCGATCTCGACGCTTGCCCCAAGCTCTGGCAAGAGCTCAACTCCTACCGCTGGGCCGTCGACGCCAAGGGCGACCCCGTCGAGAAGCCGGTCAAAAAGAACGACGACGCTGCCGATGCGCTTCGCTACGCCCTCTTCATGGCCAGCACCAAGCCCAAGAAGCGGGCTCGCTTCGCCGGGCGTGAAGAGCTCGAGGAGCAGATGGCCTACGAGAGCACCTTGGTGCAGGGCGCACCACCCCAGATCGTGGTGGGCAAGGCCTAGCGCAGCAACTGTGAAGGGGGACAGTCGCGGAAACCCCCAGATCGACGCGGACAGGAGCAGACGACGTGGCCAGCCTTTTCCGGCGCAAGACGCAACCATCACCTACCGAGCACGACGCGTCTGCAGCCGAGGCACGTGAGGTTGGCTGGAGCAACATTGGCTCTGGCTCTGGCGGCTTCCAAGAACTGCGCTTCGGTCAAGAGATGGGCGTGAACAACGGCCACGGCCAGGAGACCCTGCTCGCCGCCATCGTCAACGCCGTAGCTGCCGACGTGGCCAACATCGACAACTTCGAGATGCGAGCTCGCCAGCTCGGCACCGGCAAGGACATCTCCGAGCTCGACCCCTACTGCCATGCGTTCAACGTCGCTGCGAACCAGAACCTGCACGCCGTTGCCCTGCGTTCCTACATCAGCCTCCAGCTCGACTTCGCCGGCGAGGTCTATCTCCAAGAGATGCCCACCCCCGGTGGCGGCGTGACCCTCTCGCCCCTCTACGACCGTCGCATCAGTGTGATCAAGGCCGCCCCCGGCCAGACCAACAAGGACGGCAGCCGAGCCACGATCGCCGGCTACCTCGAGCGCAACCAGCAGGGCATCGAGATTGGCCGCTACGACGCAGCCGGGTATGCCATCGCCGGTAGCGCTGTCGGCCGCATCCACCGCATCCACTACGTCTTCCCTGGCGACCCCTACAAGGCACAGCCCTTCGTCGCCAACGCCGCCATCCCAATCTCGACGGTCCACTACTCGAACCTCGCCGTGCGTAGCCTCATGGCGAACTCTGGCGTCCCTGGTGGCATCGTCAACGTCCTTGACGAGGACATCCCGAACGAGGAGCTCGGCCTCTACGAGCGCCAGCTAAACAGCCGCCTGACCGACCCGACCAACAAGGGCAAGCTGCTCGTCTTCGGCACCGACACCAAATACGAGCCCCTCAGCACGACCGCTCCTGGCGCTGGCTGGTCCGAGCTCTCGAACATCGCTCGTCAGGACGTGCTCTCAACCTGGAACATGCCCGCCTCACGTCTCGGCCTTGGTGGAGCCCGCACCTACGAGAACCAGCGTGTCGAGCTCGCCGCCTACTTCAAGAACACCGTGCTGGCCCGCCTCCA